CCTTTGCAATCCCCGGGAAATCCCATCCGCTCACAAATCTCAATGTTATGATCACATCGCAAGGATGCTCAAGACTATTCGCCAGTGCTATGACTTGATCCTGGGCGTCGAGATATTCGCCCTGAAGCTTCTCGATCTTCCGCTCCAGCTCGTCGAGTCTTACAGCGAATTGCGTCATCGGATCATCCGGAGATGCCTGGATCTTGTCCTTATCGTAACGGATCGCTGACGGTAACATCGACAACCGCAGACCCTCAATCTCCGCCTCTGCCATTCTGATCTGCGTTCTGATCTGCCTCGGCCTTATCAAAGCCTTGTATACTGCCTCAGTCATTGTCCCTCCTCCCGGATAAGATCCTCAAGTGGTAATATTATAAGATCCTTCGCTAATGCGTAGCCGTACTCTCTGTTAGCTCCGCAGCTCTTCTCCCATCCTGGCAGCAGGACCATATAATCCGCAAGGTCCAAAAGGTCGAAGCATATTCTCATATATTCCTCATAAGTTGCATCACTCGGCATCACTTTGTACAGCGGCGCCGGATTTATAACCTTGTAGCCTTTCCTTCTGACTGCGATCTCCGCCTTCAAAAATTTGTCCTCGTAGTCTTCTATGCCCGTGACGGGACCGCTCAAATATATTCTTCCGTTTGTCATTGCTTCCTCTCTTTCAGCGCCGCCAGAAGTGCGCTCTGGCTTGTGTCTTTTAGTTTTAGAGCTTTCATCACCTGCTCGTCGACCGTACCGTCTGCGATTAAGTGATGGATGATTACTGATTTCTGCTGTCCTTGTCTGAATAGCCTGGCATTGGCCTGCTGATAAAGCTCGAGACTCCATGTAAGCCCGTACCACACAATGATGTGTCCGCCTTCCTGAAGATTAAGGCCATAACCTACCGATGCAGGATGCGCCAAAAGCACTCTTGTCTTCCCTTCGTTCCATTCTTTGATGTCCCCGGGCCCGGAGATCTCTTTTGCATCCGGGATCTTTCGCTTGATCGCTTCCAGATCATGCCGATATGAGTAAAACACAAGCACCGGCTCTCCGGTCGTATCAATGATCTCCTCCAGGGCCTCCAGCTTCTTGTCATGGATCCTAATCGCTTCTCCGGATTCTCCATACACTGCCCCGTTAGCCATCTGCAGAAGCTTATTCATAACTGCTGCCGCATTCAAGGCCACGACATCCTCGCCTTCTATCTGCAGGAGCTGATCTCGTTCCATCTGGTCGTAGAGCCTTCGCTCTTTGTCCGTCAAAGTCACTCGGATCTCGTTGTCGATCCTCTCCGGGAGTTCCAGATAGTCCTCTGCGCTCATGCTCATGCAGATGTCGCTGATCTTTCGCTCTATTTCCTTCTGGCTGTAGCTGTATGGCTCCCATCTATAAACGATGTAACCGTTGCAGGCTCCCGCCCGGAAATATTTCTCTCTGTATGCTCCGATTGTATAGCCTAAACGCTCTCCACGATCCAGGAGATAGATCTCCGCCCACAGATCCATCAAGCCGTTAGGCGACGGTGTCCCGGTGAGGCCCACTACTCTATCAGCCATTGGGATCACTTTCCGCAGTGCCTTGAATCTCTTCGCCTGCGGATTCTTAAAGCTGGAGAGCTCATCGATCACTACCATGTCGAACGGCCAGATCTTCCCGATCGTGTCGCATAACCACTTAACATTATCCCGGCCGATGATGTAGATGTCCGCTTCCGTGTTAAGCGCCTTCAGTCTTTGCGCCGGTGATCCTAAGATCTTACTGATCCGAAGCTCATGCAGGTGATCCCATTTCTCGTGTTCTCGGCTCCAGGTGTCTTCCGCTACTCGCTTAGGCGCGATCACCAGGATCTTGTAGACAGCGAAGTCTTCGATCAGATCCTTGATCGCCGTGAGTGTGATCACAGTTTTGCCTAAGCCCATATCCAAGAACAGCCCGACGTGCTTCTGCTTCTTGATGCGCTCCGTCGCCTTAGTCTGATAGCTGTGTGGAATGTACCTCATCCGGCATCACCTCCCTCCTCATCCACTCGATCACCTGGACCGCTTCGTCCATCCCTCGCACTCTCCGGACACTACATCCAAGCTCTTCGAGTCCCTGGCAGACATGCTCTTGCAGTTCCCGGAGCTTCTCACCGTCTCTCTTTAATTCCACGAAGCAGATGAAGCCTCCTGGGAGTATAGCGATCCGATCCGGCACTCCATCATTCCCCGGAGAGACAAACTTGAAAAACTTGCCGCCCATCTTCTCGATCTGCTTTCGCATCCATGCCTCAATTTGTTTTTCTAACAAAATAACCTCCTCGCGCTCTGTGACCAGCACCCGGTCACACCCCTTGTCACACCCCTGAGCCCAGATTTTAAGCGCTTTTCGATGTTTTAGAGTTCAAAAGTGTGACAAGCGTTCCTATAAATCCCTTACGCGCGCGTGCGCCTATTATTTTTATCTTATTTATCTATTTTTCGTCTTATAGCAAACCTTGTCACACTGGTCACACGTCACACAAGGCGTGTCAAAATTCGTCAAGATCATGCTTCACCCGCTCATAGAGTCTCTGCTGACCATATAAAGGAAGCCTTACTCTTTTGCCGGATTTCTCCCAGCCTTCGACCTTCATCATCAGCGCCGTAAGCGCATCAGAATCTTTGCGCTCCATATCCGAGACTTTCTTTCCCAGGCACTCCACCCAGATCTCGACGTTGCTGACGGTCTCCCGCTCAACAAGATCCTCGCAGATGTTCTCTCCATTTAAGAACATCATGCGCTCATCCAGATCGAGCTTTTCCCAGTTTCTCGGGATCATTCGATCAAGGAACATCTGCACCTGCGGCATCCTGGGATCTTCTTCTATCGCTTCGCGCTGTTCTTCTACCGCGATCTCTTCGGCTTCCTTCGATAATAAGAGCGACTCTCCGTCATTGTACCGGTGCAAGGCTTCCGCCCATAACTGCTCAAGCGTCTCATCCGTAAGGTCCCAGGGCTTAAGCCGCCCGCCTTTACACTTAACCGGCCAGAAGCGTCTGTTCCCGGAGATATCTCTTAAGAATCCGGTGCTCGAGTTTGTGGATCCGACGATCACGCATCTTCTCGGATGCAGCTCGACGACTCTTCCGTAGGCCGGGCGATATATGTCCTCCTGCCTGGAGATGAAACTCTTAACGCACTCAATGTCCGCCTTACGCATTCCGGCCATCTCTGCGACTTCCAGCGCCCAGTAGCCTTGTAGCTTCTCCGATCCAGTCTTATCTCTCATATCAAGCATCGTCAGCGAGTCTGAGAGGTAGCCTTTGAATAATCTGTTAAAGAATGTACTCTTGCCTATGCCTTGCGGGCCGTTCAGGACGAGCATATAGTCAAACTTGATCCCGGGCTTGTAGATCCTGGCGATGGCCGCGAGCATTACCTTGGCGATCGCTTCCCGGTTAAAGATCGTATCTTCTGCGCCCAGGTAATCGGCAAGAAGCGTCTCGATCCTGTTTGCGCCGTCCCATTCCGGGAGGCTACTTAAGTAGTCCTCTATTGGATGGAAGCGCCTTTTGTTTGCCACTGTTGTCAGTGCCATCTGGAAGAGTTCCTTCGGGAATTGCACGCCGTGGCTGTTGGCGATCCACATGTAGAGCTGCTCCGTGTCGCTATTCTGCCAGAAGGAAAAGTCTCGCTTCCAGGGAAGTGCATCGACATCGGCCTCGATCATTCCGGACATAGTATTTAACCGGATGCTCTTAAGGTGCTCATCATAGAGCAGGATCCTGAGAGCGTTCTTTGCATTCGGCATGATGCTGCCGTCCTTCTTGATCTCAAGCTTCGTCTTCCAGTTATCATCTTCTTCGATCTCACCGTCTTCTCCGGCAAACTCTGACATCGCATCCTGCAGCCTTGACTCGGCCAGCGCTAACTTCGTAGCGTCATCCTTCTGCGCATATTCGGTCATGGCCTTATAGCTTGGCATCGACGTGATTCCTTTTTCCGGATCTGCGTCTTCGTCCAGATGACCGAAGCGATGGATCCTCACCAGGTCGAAAGCGTTGCAAAGCTTATTACCTGCCGGATCTGTCGAGTGGTGCGAATAAGCGAAGCCTTCATTCTCATAAAGGACAAGACCTGCTGCCGTGGATCCTTCTTTATAGGTAAAGCGATCGGATGCAGCGCAAGGCTCATATTTATCCGCAAGGATCGTCTCCAGCACTTCTCTGATCGGATGCGCACGGTTAAATGCTCCGATCACGCCGGGCTTCTCCATCGGATCTCCGGCTTTATCCATCTCTCGCTTCCTGATCGTGCTCTCTCGAGAGCTCGTAGGCCAGAAGCTTGTATCAGTCCAGTCCGGATATTCTGCCAGGACCTTATCAGGATCCAGGAAGGGCCCATCATAAAAGTAGTAGTATGGCTCGACATCGCAAGGATGGCTTGACCAATACATCAGACGATGCGGCTCA